TGCCGCCCTGTTTTTGGGCGAAGGCCGTCTCCCCTATCGAAAGCGCAAGCAACAGCGAGCCCGCTGCGGCGAGCACGCGCAGGTCCAGCGTCATTTCCCAAGAGGGCGGGCTCGGCAAGCCCGCTGCTGCTTCTGGCTGGCCCATTTATTGGGCTCTGCTGCAGGATAACAGCGTCAGGAAGCTACCATGTCTGGAATCGGCGGACCATGATCAAAGAGAGGAGTGGACAACCGCGTCTTTGCTACCGGCTACTTGTCGAGCCAGATGTCCTCACGCCGGTTGCCGTTGAAGATGCTGGTGACCATGATCGTAGCCCTTTGACATAGGGTTGCCAGCAGGCGCCGGTGGGAGCGTAGAAGATGATCGGCCGAGCGTCGTCCTCGGCCAGCTTCCTTTCAATCGCCCACAGCAGCGGCTTGCGCTTTTCCGGATCGCCCTCGCTCGACTGCCGCTCAATCAGCCGATTGACCCTCGGGGTTGCAGTAGCCGTCCCGGTTCAGGTTCGAACCGCAGCCATAGAGTACATCGGGAATCGGGTCGGGATCGGGCCGGGCTGCAGGCTGAGGCCGAGCGTGAACTCCTTGCGCGACTGCTGTGGGTCGAACCTCTCCGCTCCGGGCCGAGGGCGCGAAGGTCTGGAATCGGCGCAAAGCCGCCCCGGTAGACCTGGCTGGGGGGTGGGGAGCTCTTTCGCGACATCGCGTCGCTGCGCTTGAGGGGCGCGGCTTTATCTAACCCGTGGGTGCAGGGGCCAAGATCACATGACGCCATCGGCAGCGTGCGCCGCGCCTGGGATGAGGGGCATATATGGTTCAGGAGTCGCATCGCCAGCGCGCATATCCTCGCAGCGAAGGCAGATAGGCGGGTGATCAACTCGGCTGGCGCAATTCGGGGTTCTCGAGAGAGAGGCGCTCGGTCCACCCCGCCGCCCGGGCGAATTCGTCGAAGAACGCGATGTCGTAGGCGCGTTCCGGCGACTGGCGCACCATTTCGTCGATCTTGTGAGCGTCCGCCCCGACGAGAATGCGCCAGCGATCGGCCTGAACGCCGTCGAGGATGATGGTCGCGGCCTGTGCCGCGCTGGTCAGCGCCTCGTCGCGAAAGCGCCGCTCGAGCTCGGCCACGAGGTTTCGCAACTGATCATTCGACAGCTGCGAGACGTCGCGGCCCAGCAAAGCAAATCGCTCTCGCGCCTGCACGAGACCGGCAGCATCGATCGCGTCCGATTCGCGATCGCCGCTGTGGATCTTCCGCGTGGTGGCGCGGATCGAGGTCCCGATCTGGCCGGGCATGACGACCGAGCATTTGATGTGCGGCGCGTTGATCTTATTATCAATAGCCGAGAATTTACCGGCTAAGTCTCTGATATATATCAAGTAAGAGGTACCGAACCAAAGCAAAACGCCGTCGCGGAACTGGACACAGCTACCGCAGATTTCCTGTAGTTGGACGTACCTACCCGCAGCAACCTGCGACAATTCTGCGACGATGGCGCCGCTGGCCTGCCTCGTGCTAGATGTGGTTGGACACAGCTATATATGGCGCACGGGGCAGGCAACGACGATGGCTGAGAACGAGGCGGCCCTCACCCCTTACGGCGTTGTGCGTCACATGATTGTTGAAGATGGCCGCGACCCTCGTCGGGGTGGCGAGAAATGGGAGCCGTTCTTTTACGATGTCCGCAAGAAGCTCCACCCGAAAGCGGACGAGAAAGAGCTGAAAAAGCTAACCGAGCCGTCTGACCGCCACATAAAGCGGCTGGTCGCCCAGGTGCGCGAGGAAATCAGCCGCCCGCCCGATGCCGCCCCTAAAAAGACGAAGCAGCAGATGACGATCGAGAGCGCGGTGAAACAGGCGCTCGAAAACGCGACGATCGACGGCGGCACTTATTAAATAAGGTGCCTTAAAAATAAATATGACATGTCATAGATGTCATAAAGACTGCTGCCAATAACCGCCCCATAATACCCTCCTGTTAGACGTAGCTAACGGGAGGTCAGCAATCCGCGCAAAGCTTAAGTCTCGTCGCGTATTGCGCGGCGTACCCAGGATTACTGCGTTTCTTCGAGAGTATCTTGAAGAGGACGAGCTTCCTGAGAGTACAGTCTATAAATGGATCACACGCGGTACGATAAGAACCAATAAGCATGGGCGCTACCATGTCGCGACGACGGCTTCGGTTGTCGAGGATATTGCAGGCAAGCTCGATAGCGTCTCCGCGTAGTTCCCGAGTTCTGTTGGCGTCTCGCCAACGGGAAACCGGTCGGAGGTGTCAGTCCCGGCCTCAGTAGAAAGGGTAGGTAGATTTCGGCAGACCGATAGATTTCGAGTTTCACCTACATGCTCACGCTGTCGACCTTGGCGGCGGCTCGAAAGAGGGCCGCCGATAGCGAGCGGTTTTCTCGAAATGGTCTGAAATTCTGACGGAGGCCGCCTGGAACCTTTGGCAGGCAAAAGACGGTCTCCGTCGCTCACACGGGAAAGGAACAACCTGTGAACGCCGTTCAATTAGAGCCTCAAGGTCCCGAAGTCAACGGTGCGACGTCGCTCGAGGATGCCCGTAATCTCCCCGCCCCCGAACAGACTGCGTTTTCCGCGTACGCGGTAAACAATGACGGGGTGGCGTTCCTCACCCCGACCGAGAGCATCTACGCCGCTCTTGAAGAGAGCTTCAGCTTCCTGAACGAGCGGCTGTTCGTGCCCATCCTGGGGTTCCGAGTACCCCCGTGTATCCTCACGTTGGAGCCGTATAAGCGCGCTTATGGGTTCTTCGCGGGCGCGCATTTCGTGTCGCGCGACGGCGGCGTCTTTGTCGACAAGATCGCGCTCAACCCCCAACGCTTTCTCACCGACCCGATCGTCGAGGTGCCGAAGACGATGGGGCACGAGATGATGCACAGTGCGCAGCACCACTTCGGCATGCCGAGCGAGCGTCACCACAACCGACAATATGCTGAGTGGTCGCGGCGCATCGGTCTTCCGACGAGCCACACCGGAAAACCGGGCGGCAAGCTGATCGGCCGCAACATGTCGAACTACGTCGAGCCCGGCGGGCCGTTCGACCTGGAAGTCGCCGAGCTTTTAGCGGGCAACTGGGGGATCAACTGGGGCGCGGTCGCGCCCCCGGAACGGGCGGCGAAATCGTCGCCGAACAAGGTCGCGTATCCCTGCCAGCAGTGCGGTGTTGTCCTATGGGGCGAGGCCAAGCACCGCGCCGTCGAGCTCTACCCCTCGTGCATTCATTGCCGATGAGCACGCGGCATGACCCGACATTTTAGATCGATCACATTGGCGCTCAGAGCTCTGGGCGCTCGCGAAATTCAAATTGTCCCAGCGCGCAAGCATGCGCGGTGCAAATTCCTTCATAGCGGCCGCCAACACGTGATCGTGATCTCAAAGGCCTCGCGCGATTGGGGCGCATTGCGCGCCATCATTCGTGACGCAGAGCGGCTCATGCGTCAGGGCCTCTCACTCTCCGGTAAGGAGCAAGCATGACTACGATAGACGACACTGATGACGAAGAACTGTATGAGCGCGGGGGCGATTTTCCGCCCAGCGTCTTCCTCAGCCCGCAGAAGAAGCTATTCGGGTTGCGCGACTATCTCCCGGATTTGGGCGCTGATCGTCGAGTTGGCGGCTGCAAAGCACTACGCGCAGCAACCCAAACTAACAATCACGATTAGGCAGGCGATCTGATGGTCCAGCTGATCACCGCGCAGCAGCGTCTCGCTGAGGCGGCGCAAAAAACCTCAATCGTTGTCGCCGGCCGCCCCAAGGTCGGCAAGACCAGTCTGCTCCTGGGTCTGCCGGCGGAGGCCACGCTCGTTCTCGATTTCGAGGCGGGCTTAAAGGCGATCGAGGGACGCTGGGATGGCGTCAGCGTTCCGATCAGATCCTGGCCCGATGCGCTCAATATCGTTTGTCTGCTGGCGGGGCTGGATCCTGCCAAACAGAGCGATCAGGCCTTCTCCGGGGTCCACTACGACTACTGCGTCGCGCAGCTCGGTCGGATCGTCGATCCGGCGAAATACCAAACGATCTTCGTCGACAGTATCTCCGATATGACGCGCATTGCGATGCAGTGGGCGCAGACCCAGCCAGCTGCCATCAGCGACCGCACTGGCCGCCCCGACCTGCGTGGCGCTTATGGCTTGTTGGGTCGCGAGGTCGTCGGCCTGCTTAAGCATTTGCAGCACGCCGTCGGCAGGACAGTGATTTTCGTCGGCGGCCTTGACCGTCGTGTCGACGATTTCGGTCGTGAGTATTTCGAGCTGCAGACCGAAGGTTTGAAGGTCGGCAGTGAGCTGCCTTACATCGTCGACGTCATCGCTACGATGAGCGATTTCGACCTCGATCCCGCCACCAATACCTGGACTCACAATTTCGGCAAGGGCGCGCATCGCGCGTTCTGCTGCCAATCGCCTAACCCCTGGGGTCTTCCCGCGGGTGATCGTAGCGGTCGCCTCGATCTGATCGAGGAACCGCACCTCGGCAGGTTGATCAGCAAGATCAACGGCAATCAGTCTCCGCAATAGAGGAGGAGGATTTCTAATGGTACTCGATTTTAACGACGCCGCGCCGCAGCGCGACGGCGAACTGATCCCAGATGGGGTCTTCTGCGCAGTGCACGCGCTATTGCGTCCCGGCGGCGAGAACATGGAGGGGTGCTCGGAGCACGATCTCGGGATCTTCAAGTTCTCGATGCGCAGCGACGCAGTTTTTTTGGAGTTCGAGTTCACCGTCCTGAACGGACCCTATGCCAAGCGCAAGCTATGGCAGGCCTACACCGTGAAGGGCGGCAAGGTCGGCGAGGATGGCGTCTCGAAGGCCTGGGTCATTTCCAAGGCGGCATTCCGGGCGATGATCGACTCGGCAATGGGGCTCGATCCGAGCGACATGAGCGACGCCGCCAAACTGAAGCGTCAACTGCGCGGATTTCGCGATCTCGATGGCATCGAGTTCGTCGCGAAAATCGGCATCAAACGTGGCGATCCAGCCCCCGACGGCGGGGTCTATCCCGATAAAAACATCATCGCCCGGGTGGTTTTGCCTAACGAGCCGCAATGGACCGAGATCCGCGCTGGCCGCGAGGTTCCGCCGCAACCGTCGTCGCGGCCGGCAGTAGCGGCAGCCACGGCGTCGGCGCAGGCAAAACCGGTGTGGCAGCAACAGGCGGCTGCGACAACAGCACCAGCAGCAACACCGGCAGCAACATCAACATCTGCGGCCCCAGCGGCGACGCCACCAGCGGCATCGCAGGGCCCGGCATGGTTGCGCGGCGAAAAGTAGTCCACCCGCCGTCACCCTATCAGCAAGAGCAGACTGAATGGGACAAGCAGCTATGGAGGGCGACCGGATTGGGCGATCGGGCAATGGCTTACCGACGCCAGAATCGATCTCAATCGACAGATCCGATCGCTGACCCTGACCGAGCTGACAGGGATGAGCTGGGCGGCGATCGGCGTCTACAACGACCTGCGGGAGCAGCGGGAACGGGAACTCGAAAACCGCCCCGACCCGCTGTCACCGACAGTCAGCTGACCAGCCTGCAGCAGATCTGTGTCGTCTGCCAGCGTCAGGCGACGGCTGAGCGCTATCAGTGGGCAAGCCACGTCTTCCCGTGCTGCTCAGTGCAATGTGCCGAAGCCGTCGCTTGGCTCATCCGCTACGCATTGGATCGTTTTCTAATCGAGGAGATCGAAGAGTTGGCCGGACTGACGCATATGGAGAAGGAGGCCATTAAGACTGCCAGACAGTCGCTGTACGACGCGCTCGTCAAAGTCGGCATCGAGAGCGCTTTCGACAACTGCACCGCGGAACAGATCGACAGCATCATCGAGGCGGTATGGAACGGATTGCGGGCATCGATGCATCAGCAGTCCGCCCGCGGCGATATCCCTGTCTAAATGCTCGACTTGAACCATCAGAGCGGCTCCTCCCCTGGAGGCCCCCCGCTCGCCGAAAAGATCAACCACCGGATCGACGCAGGCCTTATCAGGGCCCGTACGAGCGAGGCCAAACGTACCTATTTCGGCGCCTCCTCTCTCGGTGACCCGTGCGGGCGTTATGTCGCTTATCAATATCGCGGCCTGCAGGGACCGTCGTCGTCGGAGCCGGAAGAGCCCGAAGACGGTCGCACCCTACGGATCTTCGCTCTCGGACACGTATTAGAAGAGCTACTGGCGCGGTGGCTGCGTGGTGCCGGGTTTGTTCTGCTCACGATCGATCCGACGACCGACGAGCAATTCGCGTTCTCCGACGGCCCGATCGCCGGTCACGCTGATGGCGTCATTGTTAGCGGACCATCGGGTGTCGGGCTGCCTTATCCGGTACTGTGGGAAGCCAAAGGGCTCAACGACCGGTCGTGGTCGGATCTCGTCAAGAACGGATTGCAGACGGCGCATCCGACCTATTTCGGTCAGATCCATCTCTATATGGGCTATCTCGGTCTCGCCGCGTGTCTGTTCACGGCGCTGAACAAGAACTCCTGCGAGATTTATCACGAACTCGTCTTCTATGACCGCGCTGAGGCACAGCGGCTAGTCGACCGTGCGGTCGACATCATACGCGGGGCATTGCTGCCGCGTATCGCTGCGGCACCGGTTCAGCGTTGCGACTACTGCAAATTCAAAACCACATGCTGGAGGCCAAATGCCTGACATCACTCTCACCCCCAAGCAGGAAGAGGCGCTGCGTCGCGCCAAGGACTGGTTCCTTAATGGCACGGCAATGCAGCAGGTGCTCTCGATTGCTGGTTATGCCGGCACCGGCAAGAGCACGATTATCAATTTTCTCATTGAGGAACTCGGCCTCGATGACAGCGAGGTCGTCTTTGGAACCTATACTGGCAAAGCGGCCTATGTGCTGCGCCAAAAAGGCACGCCATGCCGGACGATTCACTCGCTGATTTATCGCTTGCACGATGCTGGCGAGGCGGAGATCGCCGAAGCGCGACGCAAACTCGACGGATTGGAAGCTGCGGCGCTCGAACTGTCGGGCGCCGATCGTCATGTCGCTGACGTCGCGATCGCGACACTGCGCTTAGAGCTTAAGGAAATGCGGCAGCCACACTTTGGGCTCAACGAAGAGAGCGAGGTGTGTGACGCCAAGCTCGTCGTGCTCGATGAGGTCTCGATGGTTGGCGACTACATGGCGGCCGATGTTCTGTCCTTTGGCAAGCCTGTGATCGTGATCGACGATCCTGCGCAGCTGCCACCGATCAGGGGTACCGGCGCCTTTAATTATCGCGAGCCCGACGTGATGCTGACCGAGATTCATCGGCAAGCCGCCGAGAGCGCCATTATCCGTCTGGCGACAATGGCGCGGATGGGCCAGTCGATCCCCTACGGCCAGCACGACGAATTTGTCTGGAAAATGTCGGGCCTCAATGTCACCGCCGAACAGCTGCTGCGTGGCGGTCAGGTGATCTGCGGTAAGAATGCGACGCGCTTCGCCCTCAACAACGCAATGCGCCGTGCCGCCGGGTTTAACGGATCGGCGCTACCAACCGGACCGGGCGAGAAGATTATTTGTCTGAAAAACGACAATCAGCTCGCCCTACTCAATGGAATGTTCCTCACTCTCGATGATATCGAGGAGATCGACGAAATCTGGTTCCGCGCAACAGTCACCGACGAAGAGGGCAATCTGATCCGCAAGGGCCTACCGATTTATGCCGGCCATTTTCTTGATCACCAGCGGCTCGACCCAGAGCGCGACGAGCGCGATTGGAAAGCAAAAAAGAGACTCATCGAGGCGACCTACGGCTGGGCCATTACGGCCCATAAGGCTCAGGGAAGCCAATGGCCGAATGTCATTATCATTGACGACGGCTGGGGGAGGAGCCGGGAGCAGCGCAAGCAGTGGTTATATACCGCCATCACGCGAGCCGAGAGCGGATTGGTAATTCTCGATTGAGAGGTGGCGATGCAATGAAAATACCTGGGCAATTGGTGCTCATTATGCTCGACGTACTGGAATGCAATAAGCTCGTCAGTCTCGCGACACAGATTAAAGGGGCCGCCAGTCTCGCCGGCTTCTTGTCCAATAGCGCGGCACAGCTGCGCGAAGCGATGGCGCGCGAAACTAGCTCCCGAACCAAACAGTACCGAACCTACAAAGCTGCAGCCGAGCTGTTCGAGAGCCTGAGCGGGCAGACGGCGCGCATTGCGTCGCCTTCCGAACCGAGTGAAGCAGCCTTGTTTATTTCCGACTGAAATTTCTCCGGGGGGATACGTACATGATCGATCTGAACGACGCGCCGCCGCAGACCGACGCAACATCTAACACTCCCCGTGAAGGCCGCCATGGCTCCCAGGAGGGGCGTCGCCGGGTGCCGTGGCGGATCATTAAGGAGGTCGTCAAAGGCCACGAGCCGCGCATTCTCGACGCCCTGGGGATCGCCCGGGAGCACAGGAAGCACATCATCTGCCCCTACCCGACGCACGACGATCGCAATCCGAGCTGGCGCTGGGACGAGGTCGAGGCTAAGGCGCATTGCAGCTGTGATAGCTCGGCTTCGATCTTCGACGTCATCATCAAGATGCGCGGTGTCGAATTCATCGAGGCCTGTGTCATCGCTGCGCAGCTGATCGGGCGCGACGACCTGATCGGCGACGACGACAACACCGCCGGCCTGACGCTCGATGAATACGCTGCGGCCAAGCGGCTGCCGCGGGAGTGGCTTGAGAACATCTGT